CTAATGAACCTTCTATAAAATCAAAATAAGTTATCAATTCATTTTTTATAACATCATAAATTTCTGAGTTAGATGCAGTTAATCCTGTACTGCGTTTAAGTTTAATTTTAATCTGTAATGGAACTATTGTTGCAGCAGTGTATATCGTTTGTGCTGTGACAATTTTATAATTGTCAATATATGAATCTAATAAAGAAAGATTGGTTGAAGATAATGATAATCCATCCTCAGTCAAATAAACAATATATACATTATTAGCATTGATAGTTGTTATACCAATTTCTTCTTCACCGTATGCACTGGCATCAACTATACCGCCGATACCTGATTTATTAACCCAGAATATATAATCATCTTTTGATGCTGCCCTGTTTGCGGTTCTGATATATGCAGGAGCATTAACTTTAACACTGTCTAAAGTTTCTTCATCTACTCCATCTGCAACAGTGGTTGTGTTAGTCATTGTATATTTGTATGTTGCAGCAGAGTTATCAACAAGTTCTGTTTTGTAATCATCAAATACAAAATTATTTCCAGTTGTGATTACTTCTACAGTGCTACCAGAAGACTCAATATATTTTACATTCAGAGTTCCCACTGGTTTCTCACCAGATTTACCATCACCAAACATAAGACGTAAACCACTATTTGTATTACTGACATCGTATACTTTATCTGTTGACAGTGCAAAACTAAGTGCATCAATGGGTGCATCTGTACCTACTCGTTCAATAACATCAGTGAAAGTTTGTGTTGAGGTAAAAATATAAAAACTGGTGTTTTCAATACTAAGATAATCTGTTATTTCCAAATAATTATTTAAATATAATGTACTGGAAATATCAGACGGGTCAAATGTTAATGATACTATACTTCCCTCTTTTATATCAAATTCATAAGGGTATGTTTGTGTTGGCAGAAGTGTTATATCTTCTACATTAGTGTAGATATCATCACCAAATGTTAATTTAGAATATTTGGGTATAACAATTGTGTCTGTATTCTGTACTGGATCACCGTTGTCATCAACTAACGATAAAGTAAGTGTGCCATAAGATGACACTTTTCTACTTGGTCTATAACCCATAACATTAACAATAGCATTCACTGATGTCTGTAAACGTGCAGTCGGCAGGAAATTTTCTTGTGATCTGCGTTCAAGCATATAATGAAGTTGATCAGTTATTGCAGCAACTACCTGAATTAAGACTTGGCCTGTAGATGATTGATAAGCATCCTTCCAAGCATTTTTATCTGATACTAATTTTGTTACTTCCTGTACTAACTCATCATAAGAATATTTTGTATAGTCGAACGGCATTAATTATATCTCCAATTATATCTTAAAGTATTTATCATGTCATATCATTAGGTGGATGCGCGGTATGACTGTTGTAACTGTCTCTCATATCCTGCATAGAACCTGTGCTATCAGAAATAACAGCACCACTAGACACATTACCACCAGCAGACACAGCAGAATCAGAACTAATATTACCAGTAGAATCAATAGTTCCATTAACCTGTACATTACCATTGATAGTAGCAAGTGGTGTTGTCAGTGTGGTATTTCCGGTTACTGTTATGGTACATGCACTACCAACAGTAATATCATAATTACCTGTAATAACAACTTTACCATTGCTACCAACTTTCACCCCATGATTACCACCGACTGTGGTATTTTGATCACCCTTTACTTCAATATTTTCATCACCGATAATTACCGTTGTCTTCTTTGCTTTAATATGTTCTACCATGTTACCGATGTCATCAACTTCCATACGTGTACCACTCGGATGATAAACATGTAATCTGACATTATCAGTGGTATCATCAATTTCTATAATGATACCTTTCTCACTTCTAAATACTTTATTTTTTGGATAGGTTGTTGCATAGGCACTAACAGGTTCATCCCATGTACCACCAAATGCGGTTGAAACTCCTGTAGAACGCGCTGTATTGATTGAAGCTACTGTACCATCGTCTTTCCTTGATAATGTAGGAACATCAGGAGAACCGTTCTCAATGGCAGGAGCAGATGCAAAATATACTGGGTATCTGAAATCACCATTCTCAAAAAAACAAAACACATGACTGCCAACAATAGGAACTGCTATATTACCTATGTTTGCCGAACCACCAAATGTTGAATCAGCAGGAATAGCCCAAGGAAGAACATTCGTATCAACAGACTCGAACATAGGATAAACTTTAATACGAATCCTGCCGCTTTCTGTGGGATCAATTACATCTTCAACTACTCCCCTGTAGAATCCATCAAATCTATCTGTTGTTTTTTCAAGGTCAAATACACGGTTAAACATTATTTCGCCTGTAACCCTAATGAAAATTCAGAATGCACACCAGTTGTTTTAACCACATATTTAATTGATACTGAATACACATTAAGATCATATAATGATTCGACTTCTATTCCGGTTACTATTACACGATCTTCCCATTCAATAATGGCATCTTGTATTTCGGCTGCTATTACATTTTCAGTAATTTCATCCATCGGATCAAATAACACATATTTTATTTTTGAACCGAAATTTGGATTCATGATCCGTTCACCCGGCACTGTTGATAATATGGTGCGTATAGACTGAACTATAACTGCATTATCTTCTTTTACTAATATAGTACCATTTGGTGTTATTTTAAGACCAGAATCTAAATCATAATATATAGTCATTATACAAGTTCCTTACCCTTATTTGTTTTCACTAATCCGGTGATTTCTTTTCCATTAATTCCGTTTCTGGTTAAAAACAAATGACTCTGATAATTATCATCACCGAAACTAAACAAGTGTGCTATTTTCCAGACTAACCAATAACCAGAATATGTGTCATTTATAATTTCACCATCCTGTTGAATACGTTTTGCAATGGGTATCTTCAGATTAATTAAATCACCAATATGTACCTCTATGTCACCATCAACATATAAATTTATTTTTTGTACAGAGTTAGCGTTAACTAACATATTGTTTTCAATTATATCAGTAGTATTTATATTACGACCACCGTAATAGTGTTTTGATGGGGTCATATGACTTTCTGCCATATAATACCAATCTGACAATTGACGTTCATTAATATCTGTTAATATTTTATCACCGGTAACATACTGTTTTGTGTTATAATCGAAGTATGTGTATTTTGTGCCGAACCCATTAGCTAATAACGTGGGTACATAATTATTCTCAATATTAAGAAAATTATACCCAACACCGTCTTTAGTGAGTGTTGCATGTGCTATTTCTTTAACAGGTTTTTTGTTATACAGATTATCTAATGTTGAAAAAACAAATTTATTATCGAGTGTCAAATAATAAACATACCCACCGATGTCATCATCACTAATTGAATTTTTAGAAATCCATTTCAACATATTAGCATTAGTCCAACTTGGTTGTATTGTATCAACTGTTGTATCTGTTTCTTCTATAATAATCTCATCAAAATCTATTTCACTTATAATATCATTAAGGACAAAAGATAATTTCTTGTCTTTCCATGATTTAGAATGTACTTCTTTTATGATTTTATCCCATTCCCAATGAATCAAATCCATTGTAATCATAAGACTCTCTGTGTCAGCACCACTTAGATTATCAACTTTCATTGATGCCATTTTGAATTTACTGGTTATACTTTGTTCTTTTGTAACCCCATAAGTAAGTGTGAATACACTATCGGGTATAACAGGATATTTATTTATAAGAACACCAACCTCATCGATAAATTTAACATTAAGATAGGTTGAATTTCCTACCATATTCTCAATGACACTGACTGAAATCATATTAAATGATGCTATAACAACATCATCCCCAGTAGTTTCCATTTCAAATCTGATATAATACCGATTGATTGCGCCCTTTTCGAATATAATAATCATTAAGTTATAATTCTTGTGTCGTATACATTGCCCTGATCTGTTTTAACCTTTATGTTCTTATTATAAAAATCAAAATAATCGGATAATGATGGGACTTGTAATATTCGTCCTATATATAATTCAGTACCAACATCTATAATGTCATTACGATCTGCTAATAACCACCAATAATAAGAAGATGAATATACATCGTACGATAATAAATCTATTCTTAATAAATGATGTTGTCTTACTACCACAGTTGTTTCTAATGTGGGGAATGCATTATAATCAATACTAACTTTATCCATGATGTCAAATTCAAGATTGAAATCAACTTCATTCTCAACGAATAATAAGGTTCTATCTTTTAAATTTCTCATTATCCTGTAACCTTCCCAACACTCACGCCGAACCCACTGTTAGAACCACCTGTACCACGTATGCCAGCGTATCCAATAGGATTAGCAGGAATAAAGGTCATTGTGACAGTTGCTGCCATAGGATCAAAATTAGCATCCAATTTATTACTGAATATTACATTCACGCTTTTAATAAGAACATCAGTAAAATATAATATTCTACCAAATGTGATTGTTACATTTGGTGGTTCATTCCACCCCCACGCCGATGTTGCTTTTCCTGTTGTTGCAGATCCTATTGTTTCCACTGGTGCTGCAAGTAACATAAGATTTTGTACAGGTTCAACCACGTCTACTGCACCCGAATAATATGAATTGAATTCTAACTCAACTGATATTTCCTGATTCTGTATTGATCTCCAATAATTTCTTTCAGAAAAACCCCTGTCATAATTAGCATGAAGTGCGCCAGCAGACAGTAATTGTATTGCCTGACTTTTAAATTTAAATATATCAAATATTTCATTAACTTCGTTGGCAGTACCAAACCCAAATGTTTCTGGTAGAGGTGCTTTTACACCGACAGTCTCCAAATCTTTCATTATTGCTTTATATTCTTTATTACTGTCATATAACGTTTTTGCCCTGACAGTAACTAATTGTTCTGATGCGGGCTGATGTATATGTGGTAGATTTGCCATATGATTAACCTCCCATCGTAACTAATAAAGTACCAAGATCATCCACGTTTGATTGTGGTACTGGTGTTGCTGGTTGTTGTTGATTATTCATGTTACGTGATAACTCTTGTAATGTTTTATCCAATTTTTTCATCATCTTTGTATTTTCATCATCTTTTATTTCTTGGGTGTTAACCTGTTTCATTATTTCTGGTGAAGATTTTAATATTGATGTTGTGTCTTTACTTGATAATGTTTTTGATTTTTTCTCACCAAATAC